TCATATATCCGCACCCCCTGTGATAATATCCAGCGCCTCGTCCGCCGATATGTCCTCGGGCGGCTCAACAGCTGTCCAGATTTGCTTTATCTCGGATTCCGTCTCCGTCCATGACTCGGTGTAATACCCGCCGTCGGACGGATAAACAACCGTAATTATCGGCTTGTAGCCGTACTGTAAAAGCAAATTGGGGTCAGTAGTAAAAACATCGCCATTTTCTGTTCTTATCGGTCTCGGCGCACCGTGCAGAGCACCGCCGACCAGTTTTCCGTATATCATATTTTCACCCCCATGTGAAGCTGCCCGCGCCCTGATTATAGAGCGCCGTTTTGCCTATAAGATCATAAAGGCACGGCACACCGTTTGCATCGAGACACGGGACAAGCCGCTGTGCATTGCCGTCGGTGTAGCTATATAACCGCATAACAGCTTTACTGTTCGTCCAGTTGTTGTTGCCGACGTCAAATATCAGTCCGTTTGTCGGCGTCTCGAAGTCGGCGACATCGCTCCAAGATTTTTTTAAAATATCATTGACCCACACGCCGGCTTTGTTTATTTGGATTTTTGTTCGTTCCAATGATGAAGCCGCCGTAAAACGGTGCTTTTGATACTCGGAAAAGTCGCCGGAGAAAACAATCGGATTTTTGTTTTGAAACAGCGTAAGATTATTTTTCAACGCGCTCTGGCGCGACCCGAATATGCCCGCGTCCCTGTTTATTTCACCGACTATCCTGAAATCTATGGTGATATCAGAATCCTGCGTCAGCTTGCGTCCGGTGTCGATATACTGGCTGCCCGAGGACTGCAAAAAGCTCACGGGAGTGAAGTCATCCGGCAGACCTTCGATATGCCGCGCGGCACGCGAAAAGAATTTTCTTCGTCCTATCAAGTGCCGTCACCGACCTTCTGCGCCGCCAAAATTTTGTCTTTGAAGCTCAGCTCCCATGTTTCGCCGTTTTTAAAATCCGGCGCAGTGCCGATATATCCGGTGCCCGCGGGCAGAGTGACGGTGATTGTCCCGCTCTCGGCAAAGGTTAAGCGCATCCAGCACTCGAAGTTGCCCGTTGGGTAGGTTAAGGTCAATGTCGTGACATCGGCAAGCCGGTACTCGGTGTTGTCGGCAAGGGCTATATTTGAGCCTGTGGAGACTTTTGTCGAGACTGCCTGCGGGGTATAACCGAGCGCGGAGATAACGCCGTTTTTTGTGACGGATATATCGGAACCATTATATTGCAGTTTTCCGTTTGAATCGGAGAGCTTGTCAAGAACGTCTTTATTAGTGTGAGTATGCCCAGACTTTTTTACAAGCTCGTCGAGTGCCTCTCCGACTGTCGACATGTTCGGTAATGCGTCATTTGAATAACTAATAAAATCCGCACCGATTTGACCAACTATGAATTGCCATCTAGCTTGGTTTTCTCCGACCTTCTGTACAAATGAAAGTATAGCTTGACCAAGCAGAAATGTGGCAAAATAATAGTTGCTACCGTTAAAGCCTTGAACAATAGGTATATCCCAAGATAGATTGTTGTCTGTATCAGTGGCTATCACAACAACTCTTTTTTCGTCGGCAACTGCTGCGTCAATTTGCTCAACTGTTGTGCTGCAAGACGTGACCGTATACTTACCATTGTCGTCGCTTGTGACCGTCATTTTGATGGCAAAGTCGCCCGTTTCACCACCACCGCCTAAAGCCTCGCCGTCATAGGTCGGCTTGCCGTCTTTTGACTCGGCAAACTTATCAAGCACTGCTTTGTTGTCATGGCTATGCCGCGCGGCGGTGTTCCGGTTGACTTCATCGACAATGCCGGGCTGTTGCAGATCTATAGAGCTGTCACCGTCCGCCGTTTGAGAAAAGTGCAGTCTCACCATTCTGGACTTATAAATCTGTTCACTGCCGACATATCCGATAAGCGTTACGCAGCAGTAGGGTGTTGCCGTGACCGCCGACGGCAGAGGATATGAAAATGCTCCGTCCGTGGTCTGTAAAATTATCTCCGACAGACCGCCGGGCTCAAAGCAAAGGCGATACACTGCCTCTGTCGGCATGATAGCCGGTGGAGTAACAACAAGCTCCGTGGCGTAATGTTCCCCTATTATTCCGGCTTCGCAGTCATATCGGTTATCGGCAAAATTAAGCCGACACTGTCTCATCTTCTTCAACAATAATTTCACCTGCTTCCCGGTCTTTGTCGTCCTCTTCGAGCGAGGACAGCAGTTTGTTGAGTTCGTCTTTAATGCCGATGCACACCATGCGGCAATTCTCATAGGTTTTCTGTTCGGCTTCAATCTCGGCTATGCGAGATTTGATTTTTTCTACTGCTTTTGAATCTGTCATATCATCACCTCGTGATTGTTATTGTGGTGCTATTTTAATCGACTTACCCGCGCCATATCTGACATAAACACCGTCATTACCAACGATAATATAACCTGTATATTTCGAACCGGTGAGCTTCAGTGTAATTTCACCGTCAGCGTTTTGATAGATGTCACTTCTGGCGACAATAGCATTGTTCTTATCACAGACCTCTATTGCACCGGACGGTAAATTCGATGGTCCGCCAACGCCAAACGCCGCCGAATACAGATCCAATCCGCCGATAGGTCTATAATGTTTCAACCCCGCAAACTGGTTGTATCCAAGAGGATTGGTTATCAGAGTTTTTCTTATTTTGGTTGCATCCGCCTCTATTCGCATCCAATCGTATTGCCAAGCAGTCTCCATATCCGCCCATGGCTTTGCGGAGGTTACATAGTCTGTACCATTGTTCACGGACTTACCGAAGCGGAATCCGGCATTGCTACTGCCGCTAAGCGTATAATCAACCGTAGCAAATGTTGCATACCAGTTTGCTACGGTTGAACTCTGCCAGACAAGCGTGTTTGCCATGCCAAAAAACTGCTGGCTGCCCTCACTCGCAGTTCCGGTGCTTTGATAAAGTTTAAGCACGCCCGATGATAGATCCGCTTTATACCCCTCACTTTCTGCCGTAAATGAGCCATCTTTTACCTTTATGCCCTGCGCATTTATGGTCGTTGTTGCGTTGCTCAGTTCGGACGGTGAACCGAGATTATCAAAACGGATATTTATCTCGTTGCTCAGCTGTTCGATAGTCGACGAAGTGACATAGTCACCTTCGATTTTTGTCACCTTTGACTGGATGCTGCTCGCAGTCTGCTTCAGCGTGCTTACCTCGCCGGACAATCCGTTCATATTCTGGACGAGTGTTTGTATGCTCAAGTTCTGGTGGTCAACCTGCAGCTGCACCTTTTTGAGTGTCTGTATAACGCTGCCGGCCATTTTGTAATCGGTTTTTCTGACTGTCTGAGCCTCTGCGGAAAGCTTTGACCTGATACGCGCAGTAGTTTCTATTTGCAGCACCGTCGCCGCGAAATATGTCCCGTCTTTATCCTGAACGCTTATGGTGTCGTTCAAATCAAAAATATAATCATCAATGCAGTCGGTGATTTGAAACGGAACAATCGACATACCGAAGATTTGCGCGGCAACGGTTTTTATGCTGCTTTCGCGCGTCTTGTCGATGAAAGGATTGTCATCTATGCGCCACTGATAGAGATTCTCCGGTGCGGTAGCCGGATATGTGATATCGTCGTCGTATCCGTCATGTCCTAAAACCAAAGAGTTTATTGCGCCGAATTTCGGTTCTTTTGAAACAGTCTTATACCGCGCCTTGCCTATCTGAATGCCCGTACTGACCGGCTTGCTTATGCGCAGTCCCCCGGTACGGCTTATCTGAGCTATGCAGCCGCCGAGTTCGGCGGCGCGGGAGATTAACTCTCTGTCTGTAACAGATGTATCTATATTCGGCGCTTCTGTCAGCTTAAAGGTCGACATCGGGAAGGTCGTCGTCTCGAGCGTAATGCCGTGACGCGTGCATATCTCCCGCACGAAAGCGCCCAATGTTGTCGGATAAGTCAGGCTGCCGCCATACGCGCAGTCAAAAAGCACTGCACGGTCAGTACCTTTAAAAGATATTGACCGCGCAGTTTTGTTGTTTGTAATGTCCTCATCCTTTGCAGTAAAAAGACCCATCGGAATCCATGTCACCGCACCGTCTATCTCAAGGCCGCGATATACCGACACTTCTTTTCCGTTAAGGTTAACAGAGCCGTTGAGATTGTATATCTCGAATTCACAGCTCTTTGACGGGAACCCGCCTATCATTTTACTGTTGGAATGCGATATCTTCGGATATGTCCTCAAGTGTTGCTGTCCGGTATAGGTTACACCGCCGACCACAATCTTTGACTTCGCCGCACGAACCCTGGATGACGCTATGTAGTTTTTATAGCTTGTACTCGCTGCATACATTTTTTCGTCCTCCTTAGTTCGGTACCGTCTGAACGAAGCGCAGCTCAAACGCCTCAATGACATATTCGCCGTTGATCAGCGCGTGTGCCGTCACTGCGTCAGAAACCGGGTACATCGTTTTTGTCAGAAACGTGCCGGCGCGCAGGTCATAAAATTTTACAGTGCATTCGGTCATCGCCCTGACCTGCAGGATTTTTCTGATTTCCGCCTCGGTTTTATCCTTTTCAAAGGTCAGAACAAGCTTATCGCGCTCCGGCAAAACCTCGCGAATCATCAGATTTTCATCGGTTGCTCCCGACCCTTCCGAGTCGGTCTGCGGATATTCCCAGCCTATTCCGTCGGCTTCGAGCGTTATGCTGCCGTTTATAAGCACTTCATATTTTTCCACGCATTACACCTCCAAAAGGATCCTGCCCTCGGCAACCTGGGCTTCGTTGATAGTCTTGATAATCGTTCGGCCGTCGGGGTAATGGATAAGCAGTTCGATTTGCAGTTTGACCTTTTGGGCAAGCCCGCCGACTTTGGCAAGTGCAAGCTCGACCTGCTCGCGAATCTTAGATTCGGGCGACACTATTTCGCCCTCGCGTGTGTTATCACCAACTATGGCGAGCTGCGGATTGTTGGCTGCCACCCAGGCGCCCTGTGCCAGACGCGGAAGCTTCACGGCGGGAATCTGTTTTATGTTAAAGCCTAAAGACCTCCCGCCTATTCCGGGTACCCAGTCAGGCACATCCCACCGGATTGAATTGAAGCCGTGTATCAGCTTGTTTATACCGCCGCCGATACGGTTCACGAGGTTTTCAAACAGAGCTATTATGACATTGAGCGGAGCTTTTACGCTCGCTGCCATAGTGTCAAACGCACCCTTGAAGATGTTTTTAATACCGCTCCACGCCTTTGACCAGTTCCCTGTAAAGACGCCCGTTATGAACTGTACAATGCCTTTAAGCACTGTAATTATCCCGTTCGCGCGGTCTATAAAGCCGGCTATTATGGGCTCGACAACATTCATCATATTCCGAAAACAGGTAACGATGACGGGATAAAGGCGATCCTGCACCCACTTTACTAAGGGCATGATGACCTTGTTGTAAATTTCAAGCGCGTCCTGTACCAATTCCAAAACAAAACCGGCAATGTTATCCGCCAACGGCTTTATATGCTCCGTCCACAGCCGGGTTACCGTAGCCATAATGGTGTTCCAGCACGGTTTCAGAGAGTTGTTCCAGGTGTTTAAAAGCGAGTTCTTAACGTTCTCGATAGCAGCTCTGATGTTCTCGAAAATCGGCGCACCGTATGTTTGCCATTTGTCGTATACAACATCCCATGTGTCGCGGTAAACCCACATGAAAACGCGCAACGCGGGAACCGCACCTTCGCGCCAAGTTTTGTCAAAAATCTCTTTCACCGAGCCGTATAATGTTTCCAATGTTTCTACGCATTCGGTGTAATACTGCGTTATCACCGGCAGACCCTTTGTTATGAATTTTTTAAGACAGGGATACACCGCAACATCCCACAAATCGGAAAAGACCGTATTGGCGCTGTCGTACAGTCCCAAAAAGATATCAGCTGCCGCGTGACAAAACGTTTCAAAAAACTTTTTCAGATCTGTCGACGCCCAATTTTTAATAGGCGATTCGAGCTTGCGAAGATCCTCCCAAACCTTTTTGAATATCTTTTTTGTGCGCTCGACCTGTCGCTTGAGCTCTTGCCGCTCCTTTTCAAATCCCGCAGCAAAGCCCTCCCAAAAAGTCGAGAGCTTTTGCTTCAGCTCGTCAAGACGGGTGTCAACAGCGGAAACGCCGCTTGTTATTGCCGAGGTTGTAGGATCAGCTGCCGCCACTCCTGAAGAGCCACCAGTGCTTGTATCCGACGAGCTCGACTTGCTCAGCACATTGATCTCGTCGTATGACGCAAAAGCCTTTTTGACCTTTTTTGCGGCTTTTTCGGCAGCCGTGCCGGTGTTGTCAATAGCCTCGGCGGCCTCCGTTGCCCCCGCAGTTACGCCGCCAAGGGATGTCACATCGGGCATCTCAAGCCCGATTGATGCCATCGCCGTTTTCAGCAGACCCAAAAACTTCAGCAGCGCGTCAAGCGCGGTCTGAATTGCCGGGATAAAAAGGTTTAGTATCGGTATTATCACATTGCCGATTTCTGTTTTTAATGACGTGAATGTCGCAGACAGTTTTGCGACCCTGCCGGCGAAAGTAGTGGCATATTTTGCCGCGTCGCCTGTCTGCCACTTTGTTTCCTCCATGATGCCGTTGACTTCGGCTTCTATCTTCTGCTGCTGTGTGAGAGCGTTTGAGGTTGTTCCGATGGATTTGGCATAGTCATCCCACATCTTCGCCACGTTCTTGGTCACACCGGCGTTGTCCACAAGTATGGAGTTTTCATTTTTCAGACCTTCTGTCGCCGTTGATATAGCATCACCGTAGGAATAGGAAGCCTGGCGGCCAAATGCCGCGGCATCTTTCAGCGCAGTCATTGTCTTTTCTATCTGCTCGGTGCTGTATCCGCGAGCCGCGAGGTTTTTGTATGCGGTCACAGCGTTGTTAAGAGGCACAAGGCCGTCAGAAATATATTCCTGTATAAACCTGTTTGCTTCGCCGAATGACTTCTTCTGCCCGTTCAGGATGGAACTCAGGCCCATCCACGCGGACTGCGTCTCGCTCGCCACCTCAACACACTTTTTGCCGAAAGAAACGACGGCGGCCGCCGAAAACGCAACGCCTATTGCTTTGCCGACCTTGCCCATCGCGGACGAAAACACGCTCTGAGCCTGTCCTGCGGCGCCCTTTATTTCTTTTTTGAACGCGCTTTGATTCGCCTTTATGTCGAAGAAAACAGAACCGACATTTGTGCCCAAAGGCATATTCTCACCCCCCTGCAAGATTTTTAAAGAGCTGTTGGAACTGTTCCAAGGTCATTGTGTACTGTACGCTCTCCGCTTTCGCGGCGCGGAACCGCTGCCACTTTCGGCGGATATCCTTCTCGGCATTCGTCATCTCGTGTATCTTCTTCGGGTCCTTTTCGGATCTGACCGAGATAACATATCCGAGCGGCGTATCGTGCATAATGCCTGCCAACAGTTTCCTGTACTCCCTGACCGATATATCTTCCGTCAGAAGCCTAATACCGTACTGTTTGGCAAATGACGCTACAATAAGCGGCTCGTCAAACTGCTCGTCGTAGTAGGCTTCCTCGGTTAGTTTTTTCTTTTTTTTGCTGCTTTCTTGAGGTCTTCATAGTCCTCGCCGGTTATGGCGGCCATAACATAGTAAGACAGATTCATATAGCCGGAAACGGATATGTCGCTGTTTACCAGCTCGGCAACAGCTTCCTTGCCGAGCGCAAGGGTGAGGATTTCCATGTCGGAATCGTCTCCGCCCTTTTCCTGCGCCTGCTGAATTTTGTCCCATGTGGACTTTCTGTCATCGACGAGATAGAGCTTATCGCCGATTTTAAGCTGCGGATGATTGTCACCCGAAAGAATGGCATCGCCCGTGTCGATTATTCTCATGCTGCTTTACTCCTTTAAATAAAAAATACGGACTGCCGCGAATCACGCAGCAGTCCTGAAATTATGAGCCCGTAGCCGGTGTATAGGTCGGCTTACCGTTGCTGATAAGGTCAAACGCCAGGGGGTTGACGGCGGTTGCATCGTCACCGGCATAGTCGCTCACCGAGACGACTACATCGCCGGTAAACACCGCACCGTCGGGAAATGTCACCTTGATTTTTGAATCGCAGTCGCGTCCGTTTTTGAGCGCCAGTCCTGCGATATAGTCATTGCCGGGATCTCCTATGCTGCGCTTACCGTTCATGGACAGGGTGTACGACTTCGCGGTCGCCAGGGCTCTCTGCCAGCCGTCCTCGGTTATCGAGTGCCAGGTCTCTACGCCGGTCTCGATTGACAGCTTCGCGTTTTCCATGTCGGCTATCGGCGCGAAGGTCGTGCCGGTTGTGCAGATCTCTATGTCGAGATCATACACGGGAAAAACTCCTGAAAAATTAGGCATGTTCTCACTCCTTTTTACTTGTCATAATAAACATCGAACTCGAAAGAGTATTCATACACGCCGTTGCCGTCGGTTCCCAAGTCGATGGGACCGTCATAGCGAGATATTATAAACGCTCTTTGTCCGTCGATTTCAAAATCCTTTTCATCGAAAAAGTCGTATATGCTTTGCGCCTTGCCTTCGGCGGAGTCCGCATTGCGCGTCCAGCGCAGCAGGACCGTAACGGGCAGCACACCGTAGCTCCGGTTGACCTTGCCGCCCACCGTCTGCGTCTTTGCCGCACCTAAGCGGGAACGATAAAAGCAAACTGCCCTCTCAACATCGCCGTCTATCTTACCGATAGAGATGTTGTCCGTCCAACTGTATGCGGTTTTGAAAAAGTCTTTCAATGCTTTCAGCGTCATCCGCCACAGCTCCTTTGCATAAATCTCGCAAAGACCCGCTTTGCGTAATCCTTCTTCCGGCCTGAAATGTACGGCTCAAACCACGCTCCTCCCGCCTCTCTGTTTTCAGCCCTGCTGAAATTGTATTCGGGGTGAAAATAGAGCCTGCGGGCATATGGAGTATCAGACACGATATAGACCTTGCCGGTCTCCGCCTCTTTATCGTCGACAAAGGTAGAGCGGTTCTGCAGCTGTCCGGTCTTGAACGGCATCGTCTCCGACTGCTGCAGATCCGTTTTAAGCGCGTCCGCTGTTTTTGCCAGATTTCGGGCAACCGCTTTTTCGATGTTTTTTATGTTTGCGGTGTTGAGCTTGACCGTGACCTTCATTTCAGCTCAAACTCCGTGTGGTTCACCGTACCGTCGGGATTCTTCGCTCGGATACCCGAATATATCGTCATTTCGCGGCCGCGGACAGTAACGGTGCCACTCGATATTTCGCGCATCTTCGGTGCGATATCGCCCTTTACGATTACTTTGCCGACGAGCTCGGTATACTTGCCGTCCTTATCATACAGCCGCTTCCTGCGCTCCGAATATATGCAAGAGGTCTTTATTGCAGCCGCGGTCATCGGCTCGCCCTCCTCGCTGATATGCGGCTCATCGAGCTTTATCTCGCACGGTGTGACGCAAAGGAAGTCCGGGAACGGCAGTTTTTTAATGCTGTTTGCCATTATACAATCCTCCCTGTCAGTCCGGTCTGCTGCAGCAGGGCGTAGGCCGCGGGGCTCATTCCGAGGCACTCATAGACCTTGCCGGAATCCTTGACCGTAACGCTTATATCAAGCACGCTATAACTCTGTATACTCGAGCCGTCATATCCGTTTTCATGGATATAATCCGCCTGGTAACATGCGGCGAGCCTGATTTTTTCCTGCTGAAACTCGGTAAGGTTTTCAAAACCGCGCCCTTTGATGCGGTTGAAGGTTGCTTCGTCAATCTTTATCTCGGCCAAAGACAAAGAGGCTTCGATTTCACACGAAGCCTCCTGCGTACCGTGAAAAGATTCTAAGTAGAAATTGACGTCAGCATACATTATGCATCAACTCCGTCAAGCGATATCGGTGTCGACAAACACGCTGTCGACCTTGTTATCCTTGCCGTTCGGGAAAACGAACACGTCAGAGAAAGCACGGTTCTGATAGAGCCAGCCGTCGCCCTGAGTATGCGCGCCGGGCGCAAAGAAGTAGATGCTGTTGACCTTCGGCACGAACTTCGTGGTAAGAGGCGAAGCAATCAGAATATTGATTTTCTTTGAGCCGGCAGCATCAACCTCGTAGTAGCTCGAAGTGGACGGATTGCCGGTCGGGCTCTTGACGGCGGTATACTTATCACCGCTCTTGGTGTAATAGGTCTTGCCGGCAACAACGCCGGTATCGGCTGACGCCTTATAGGTCGTCTCTGCAGGCGCGAAACCTCCATCCTCGCCGTCGAAGTTGAAGGTGTCGTAGAACACCTCATCGTCGATGACCTCAAATACGGGGACACCGTCAATCTTCGTAACGCGGGTCTCTATACCGATGCCGCCCTCTGCGATCTGAGTCATTTCGATTTTCTTGACGAGCTCAGTGCTCTGCTCGAGAAGATCCATTATCTCCGATCTGACATAGACGATAAGCGCACCCATCGCCTTGTATCTGCGAAGCTTGCCGGAGCCGAGTGCCTTTTTGATTTTGGTAAAGACATTGGCAGCGGTATAATCACTGAGCTTTGTTTCAGTATGATAGCCGTCGAGCGTCTTTGCCTTTGTCGCGACGCGGGAGAAGAAGAGGGCGTTCGCCTCGGGCACCTCCTGGGTGCGGACGAATACCTTGGAGATGTTCTCCATCGATGCGGTCGCATTGGTCTCATCAACATCAAGCTTGTCGACAAGGAACTCCACATCTCTGTCGTGTTTGAGGGTAAAAGGAACATCGGTCTGGACGAAGGAACCCCTGTTCCAGCCACCGTTCCTGTTGTGGCTCTTATAGCCACTGGTTGACATCTGAGTGAAATGGAAGGTCTTAGCCGAAAGCCATCTCACCGAGGTCGTGATAAAGGGAGAAACGAGCGAATCCTGGGTGAGGATCTCGAGAAGCTCAGGCTCCCACTTTTCTGCATAGTTTGCCGTGTTAGGCATTTTTCAACACTCCTTTAATAGTTAAATCTGTTCCAGCTCTTCTGAGCCGTCTTCTTGGCGGGCTCTCTCTTGCTCTTGTCTTCCTGACCGTCCCCGCCTATGCTGAATCCGGGTCCCCCGTCCTCAGCCTTATCGGTCAGCTCTGTCCACGTTTTGAGCAGTTCGGTGACTGCGGCGGAAGCTTTTTCGCGGCTGAATTTGCCGTCATCGTCGAGGCAGTCCGCGCGGTCGATGAGTTTGACCGCCTTAGACACCTTGTCTGCTTTGACATGTGCCGCAAGCATCACAGCTTCCAGGACTGCGCCTTCGGCCATTGCACGAGCCTCTGCGAGTTCGGCGGCTACTCGGGAGTTCTGCTCCGCACCGTCCGTCTCCGGCTCTTCCTGCTTATCAAGCTGCGCCTTCTCGATAAGCTCTTTGACCTTCGCTCTGTCGGTCTTCTCGGTTATGCCGAGTTCCTTCATGAGCTTGGCGACTGCCTTCTTACTGTTCTTGACACTGATGTTGTTTACTTCCTCGTCGGTATACTTCTTTTCGGGCTGAGTCTGCTCGTTCTGCTCATCATTGCCCTGTCCCTCCGGGGTTTCAACATTCTTGTTTTCTTCTGCCATTTCTTTACACTCCTTTTCTCAGTTAAGGTCAACTGTTCCCCTGTTTACGATACAGGCAAACGATTTTTGAATATAAAAACAGCGCCTTGCAGTCAAATGCAAGACGCTGTAATTATTGTGATTTATTGGTTACTTTGCTCTCTGTTGCGACATCCACAAAGCATTAAGTGTAACTTGTTCATAGGTTACATCTTTGCCATTTTGTATGAACTCAATCATTTTGTTCTTTTCATCGTCGCTCTTCAAATATACAAGCACCGCTAATATTAAATCTTTATCGCACTCGGGAATCTTTTTAAGTGATTCGATAAGTCGGGCGGATACTTCATCAGTCTTTTTTTCGTTGATAAAGTTATCCAAATTCATCATTCGATCAACTCCTTACCAATAATTCTGAAGTCTCCGTCTCCGAGATTTTCGACAGTGTAAATATAATTCCCGATTGGTTTTGTAAACACTCGCTTTCTAAGTTGTGACTCGGTTGCCCAAGTCCTTATTTCACTCATTACATGGGCATATTCTTTCTTTGGAAGATATACAGTAGAAAAGTCACTGCTTTTTCTTGCGAAAAGCTGGATATCAATTTTAAGTCTACCAGTTTTTTGTGCATTGTCAACCATTTTTTCACTGATGCTTAATTTATCTTCCCACTCTCTGAGCTTTGCCTGATATCTTGCCACATTCTCAGGGTCAACGCTGCCCACGCTCAGGCGCTTATACCGCTGCACCATATTTTCTATGTGTGCACGGTTGTATCGACCGTAGTCGGAAACATCGTTTTCCTCGTTGTTGTAACGGTTGATATCCTCAAGCTCGGGATAATAAGTGCCGAGACCGTGCCGGCAACGAGGGTGGAACAGCCCGAGCTTCATTGCCTGCGACAGCAGCATGTAGTCGCCGTCCTCCTGCTTGCCGCCGGAATACACATCGTCGATAAGCACCTTGCGCTCAAAGGGCTTACAGAGCTTGCAGGCGGTGGTATGGTGCGAGATAATGACGAGCGTCTCGCCTATGCTTTTGCGAAATTCGCCCTCGCCCACCATATATGCCCGCTGATTCGCCGTTCGAACGGCCATTGAAGCGTAGTCCGCGATGTTGACCCTGCGTCCGTCGCGATATTCGATGCAGTTGATTCCGCGTTCCAGAAAGTCTTTCACGGCCATATCGTATGCCTGTGTTTCGGTCATCACGCCGTTTGAGGCATACATTCCTGCTCGAAAGATGGTCTGCCGATAGGTGTCGTTCATCATACGCAGCACGGCAGTATTTGCCGCACCGAGATCGTTTTGCAGGGCGTTAATCATCCCGCTTATCTTTCGGTCGTTGACCTTGAAGAAGCTTTTGCGCATGGCCTTTGCGGATTTATAGCCCTTGCCGAGAGCTTTTTTATAGCGCTTCAGTTCATGCTTTGAGCCTTGCCGCAGCTCCGCTTTCATATGCTCCGATACTCTGTCCGACAGACCGTGAGTTCGGCCGCTGATAATCTGCCGGTTCTCGCGTTGGTAGCGTTTCAGCTCCTTGAGCTTTTCCGCCTGCCACTGAGGGTATCTGAGCCCGGCGTCTGCCTCCTCGGCAAGATGACGGGCGAGGTTACGCTGCATCGACTTGATGAGATAAAGCTCCATATCGCGATAGATCTGCGCTATCTCTCTGTCAAAATCAACGCCGCTCATCTGTTGTTACCTCACTCAAAATCGTTCAGCGCGGGTTCGTTCATTTCGAGGATACCGCGCTCCTCTTTTATGCGCTTGACCTCTTCCGCCTTCCAGTCATCGTCCTTGTCGTCGCCGTAAAGCTCGTCGACCTGGGTCTTGGTCGACATTATGCCGCTGGTTGCCGCCTTGCCGATAGTCTCGACCTGTGCCTCGAAGGACGGGTTCGCGTAACCGCCGAAGTTAACGGTGACTTCAACCTCTTTGCTCTCGCGGTCGTTGAGCGTGCAGTAAAAATCAAGAGACGCCTGAACAAGGTCGCGCAGCGCCTTATTGAGCACATCGGTAACCCTGTTGCGGGTATAAAGCGTGGTTTTTTCCTTTTCGCGCTGCGCCTCGGCGTTGTCGAGCTTTTTAACGTCAATGCCGAGCGTGGACGGGGAAATTATGCCCTGCAGACAGAGATCGAGCACGGTGCAGTATGTTGACAGCAGCGCCTCATACTGGATGGTGCCCTGTGTGGTTTTAATCTCCTGCTGCACACCCTCCGCCATGCTTCCCTGCAGCTGAATATACTCATTATCAAAGTCATTACTTTCGAGCACCTCGCCGGTACGGACATTGCGCGGCAGCAGGTCAACGGGTATGTACTCCTTTATCTGACCCTTGCGCACGGCGAGCATCCACTGAGAGAACACCTCGTCAAAGGCGTCAAAATCGTCGAGCTTGCCGTCAAAAATCGACTTGCCGCGCCCGGGATAGATAGTTGACCGCCGGAACATCAAAGGCACCGCAGGCAGGAAATGGGCGTTATTTTTGATATCTCTGCACCCGTCGAGTTCCGGGAAGTCGGATATATCCGCCTCTCTATCGCTCGACACATCCACCAGCGAATATGTTATGCTGTCATAGTCGTACCGCTCCTTGAGCAGATACGGCTTCTGATTGATAGTCCGCTTTGTCTTGAAAACAACCGCACTGATTCTGCCGCGGTTATACTCAAAATCCACACGGTCAGCAGGATAGAACTCAATGATCGGCAATTTGCTAACCGTGGGGTCATACGACAATTTAAAAGCGCCGTCACCCAGATACAAAGTATCCCGGACGGCGTCGCTTATTATGTCGGTTATGAGGTTTTCTTCGGCTATGTCCTCCCACACCTGCCCCATGTCGGGGTCATCAACGGTGATAGCATACAGGTCTCCGACACAAACATCGGTCAGCGTATCGACTATCAGTGACGGCAGCCCGGTGTGAATTTTGCGGATCTTCATTCCGCGCGTCGGCTTGCTGCCCCAAAAGTGTCCGTTGCCTATGTTGTCCTGAATATGCGCATAAAGCTCTTCGATTTCGTTCGCCCTGCCGCGATACCAGATACGGTCTTTAAATACTTCGGCGTCATGGTCCATAAGCTGATGGATATTTATAGACACTCCGTTATCTGTGCTGATATTCAAAAAGTTCCTTACGGCGGTTCTGACTCTGTCGCCTAGGCTCATTTAATCACCCTCCTGTTACTGCGCCGATCTGCTTAACATACGGCAGCCATCCGTATTGTGACGCATTTATTGTGTGGTCGTTTCGGTCTTCCGGTTGATTATCCTTATCCTGCTGCCAGCTGTACAATTCAAGCTCTGCGATATGGTTCTTGCAATGGTCGCACACAAGGTAATGCCCCGTGTGCAGCCAGCCGAGCTGCAGGTTTATACGGTCAATTATCTTTGTCGCCTTATAGGCGTTGTTGAAAGAATAAAGACAGGCGTTATTCCGACGGTACTTCAAAAGTTCCGTCATAGTTGCCTGGTCCGCGGAATCGATAAAGACATTCCGTGCGAGCCCCCACTCCTTGCGGTTGCGCTCCAAAAAGTCAATGTAGTTGCGCACCGTGTCGCTCGGCGCTATCGGCTCGCTGATGTCTCGGTTGTTATAGACCCGCTCGTCAAGGCATATTACCTTTCGGTCGTCGGTGATGCCGAGAAACATCATCGCTATCGTGTCCGGGGACTGCGAGGAATACGCCGTATCAAGCCCGGACGAAAACGCGATGAACTCAAACGGATCGTCGTCATCATCCAACCACTCGTGTATCGCCGCTTTTGATATAACATGCCGCTTGCGGTCAAAATTAGAAAAAACAAGCCCGGTGGCTCGTCCTCTCAATCCGAGTATTTTGTTTTTATATATCTTCGTGCCGGCGGGAACGTTGCTTATAATCTGCTGCCGCTTTTCGGGTGTCAGGGCGGCGTTGTGGTCAAACGAGAAGTACCACCACACCCATCCGGGCATTGCCGGAGACGAAAGCATGGAGAGCAGTTCCGGCGGCGCGTCATCTGCATATTCTGGCAACGGTCGGGAGCGGTTGATATACTCAGAATACACCGGGAGATTCGGGTCGTCGGGGTTGAGCGTAGCAAGCAGATAATCGCAGCGCATAGCCGCCTCGCGCACATACTCCATATCCGCAATGTTTATCTCGTCGATATAAAGGCAGCCATACTGGCCGCCCAGAGCCTTTTTCCAGCGAGCTTTGTTGTCGTAGCCGAGCACATATATTATTTTATCCTCTGCTCCTGTTCGAAAGACGATATGCGGCAAGCTGTACTGACCCTTACCGCCGCTGTTGTATTCTACCCGGGAGCCGAACACATCTATAATGCCGAGCTCCTTGTTGATGATGTTTTTTTCGATTGTTCCGGTGTCCAAGCCGCTGACGATGTGAATCTTTTTCGGGCTCGCCGCAACGCGGAACATAAACTTCATAATGCCGACCGTAGTCTTGCCGGCATAGGTCGTCCCCTCGAGGAACTCGACCGACGCCGAGCGGCAGCGGAGGAAATCGCGGAACTTCTTACTCAGCAGGACCTCACTCATTGCTGCTCAACTGCCTCAGAATGCTGTCAAGCTTGTCTGACGGTTCTATCTTAGCTTCAATACCGTCCTTGAACAGACAGAACCGCTTTCCGAGCAGCTCCGCAGCCTTCAGGCGCTCCTTTTCGTCCGGCGGCTTATCCAGAACCTTTGCCGCACTGCAGCCGTCACCTTGACCTTCCACAACAACGACGCTCGCCGTGCTGTCTCCGCGCATCACGGCGGTGAGGTACTCCATGACCTCCTGCGCGTCGGCTATCTTTTTAGAGCTCAGCTCATCGAGTTTTGCTTCGATGTAGGCTTTAACATTAGCATTTGTTAGCAGCCTTGACGCATTGGCTCTCGCAGCATCATCCGATTTTATCCGTGGATAAGCAGCCTTGTATGCTCTTGTCGCGTTGCAGTCGATGATGTACTCATCTGCAAACCGCCTTTGCTTGTCGGTCATGGGTTCACCTCCGTTCTTGTCGTAAATCAAAAGCCCCGCTATTTATGACGCCGCGGGGCAGGCGTGTGTGAAAGGGGACATAAAAATGAAGAATAGAATATCGGTAACATTCTTCAGCTTAAAGGTTAGCACATATGTGTGTGCCATGTGTGCCAACTTTTAATTTTTCGCGATAAATCTGTAACAGATATGCTTGACGCTGTAAGAACTACTACCGATTTTATCCGCCACATCTTCCCATGTCAGTCCCTCGATAAAGCGCAGCGTGAATATCTGCCGGGTCAGGCTGTCGGGAATATCCGATATGTAGCGCTCAAGTCGGCTGCGCTCATATATGCGCTGCTCGATTTTAGCCTGGATTATAGCTTCGAGATCCGTTATCTCCGCTATGCAGCGTTCAAGCGCAGGCTCAGGGTTCGGGCTATGCGGCATACCGTCGTAGTTCGGCGACCTCGGACAGAGCAAATTTGCCCGCAGTTCCGCAAGCCTCTCACGGTCAAGCTCTATCTCCTTGTCAAGGTAGTACAGCTGCGACAACTCTTTAAGCGTCATTTAACAGCCTCCTCTCGGGTTTTGTCGTGCTTTTCAATCTCCGGCTTCAGACAATGCCAAAACGGGCACAGAGGCTTTTCTCCGCCGGTCTGGACGAGAAACACGCAATGCTCATCCGGACACATCTCAGGCACTGATATCACCAGCCTTTACTTTCTGTATTCGCGCCTTAAGTACGCGCATGACTGTATCGTGTGTGGCTGCCCGGTCTCTGATGGCTGCCATAACATCCTCATCGACTCCGCCCTGCACGACGAGATAATGGACATACACCTTGTCATACGGTGAACCCTGACGCCACAGGCGGCATTTACCCTGATCGTTCAGTTCGAAGCTCCAATTCGGCGTAAACCACACGATATGCCTGCCGCCCGCCTGAAGATTAAGCCCGTATGCGCAGCTGCTCGGATGTACAAGAAGCACATCAATTCCGCCGGCATTCCATTCGTCTTCATCTTCCGTACCACGGTATACCCGCACTCGCAGTTTGGTCTTCTCAAGTGCAGCGAGTATGCGGTCGCGGTCGTGTTGGTAGCCGTAGAATGTGATGCACGGTTCGCCGTTCAGGCTCTCAATCAATTCGAGATATGCCTCCAACTTCGCGTCGTGAATATGTACCACCCGGCGGTCATCGTCATACATAGCACCGGCACAGAACTGCTGTAACTTTCCTGTCAGCACTGCCGCCGTGTTCGCGGTTATAACATCCTCGTTGATTTCCAGCAGCAGGTTCTTCTCAAAATCGCGGTACGCCTTTTGAGCTTTTGCATCAAGCACCACCGGAATCTCGTGGCTTATGCACTCCGGCAATTCGAGATAGTCTTCCGCCTTCATGCTGACGCAAATATCGCTTATAGCGGACAAAACTACTGTTTCCGCATCACTTTTAGGCTTATAGTCCGTAAAGTGCCCGCCGTGCGTGTTGGCATCGAAGTATCGTGTCCTGAATTGCGTGATGTTTTTACCCAGCCGCGCGCCCTGGTCAAGTAACCAGACCTGCGCCCACAAATCCATTAGGCTGCGCGATGACGGCGTGCCGGTAAGGAGTACCGTCTTTTTGAAAAATCTGCGCACAAGCTTTAAAGCCTTGAATCTTTTACTGCTGCCGTTTTTGAAGCTTGTGCTTTCATCAAGCACCACCATGTCAAACGGCCAATCCTGCTTGTAATAGTTAACCAGCCAGGCTGTATTCTCCCTGTTGATAACATATACGTCGGCAGGTGTATTCAGTGCGCGGATGCGCTTAGCGCTGGATCCAAGAACAGGAACTACGCGCAGATGCTGCAGGTGATCCCACTTCGCCGCTTCCTTGCTCCACGTGCCCTCCGCAACCTTTTTCGGTGCGATTACAAGCGCCTTGCAAATGCTCCAACGATAGTACTTCAGGATGTTGATTGCAGACAGTGTTATGGAAGTTTTGCCGAGTCCGGGGCGCAGGAATAAACCGACAGCCTCATCATTCACTATGCGCTCGATGCAGTATGCCTGGTAGTTATGCGGCTTATATTCCACCTGCCTGCACCTCTCTTACGAAATCGTCGGCTGCCTCCCTCTTGTCAATCAGCCGTACCGGAAAGCCGAGAGTGCTCAGCTCCTGATGCACATGCTCCTGCAGCTTTCGTGCTTTTTTGCCTGGGGCTTTAAGCTCCACAAAATAAATTTTTCCGCCCGGGAGAAGCACAATCCTATCCGGCATACCATTTTGGCCGGGGCTTGTGAACTTCAGCGGCCAACCGCTCAACCGCGTTTTTACCGCCTTGCAGAAGTACTGTTCTATTTCTTTCTCAAGCATTGTTTTCCTCCTCCGGCAGATACCAAAACCAATTTGTCTCACTATCCTCATTTATGAGATGGAAGGTTTTCACACCTAATTTAACTCGAGCTTCTTTGAGCTCGCGCTTACTGTACCCGAGCTTCTTTGCTTTTGCACGTATCGTGTCGCAAAGCACCGGATCCGAACTCGAGTCAAGCGCATTTTTCAACCATTCAGAACAAGTCATTTTTAAGCTCCTTTCGCGCGTCGCGTGTACATGTACACGTAACATGTACACATCAGGTGGATTAGAGAGTTTTTTTACTCTCTAACTCTCTAATTTACTAATCTTTAGTAATAAATGTTAGATTGTTAGATTTTTATATAAATTATTGATTTTCAAGGATTTTAGCTCTAACAACCAATTTAACATTCTAACAAAAGTGCCTTTTTTCAAAAAAAATGTTAGAAGCCGGTTTTCTAACATTTTAAGCGCAAAAACTATTTGTTAGCGTAAATGTTAGTCTGTTTGTTAGACTTTTATAAAGCCCCTTTGTGTTCCATATGTCCCGCCAAAGTGCAATGTGATTGCCGATTTTTTCCATCCATTCGTTGCGGAAACAATCGCGTTTATCTCGCGAGTATCGGCGTTCTTCATTTCCTTTATACTTCCATCAAGTGCTTCACACCAGATTTCGAGCGCGCAAACTCTGTCACGTGGAACAAGGCTCAGACTGTCGTTACCCACGGTTGCACCGCTCCAGAACATACGCCGTTTGTCCAACGGCCATTTGCTCCAATCCTCTGGCACTTTGCGTTCGAGAAACTCACGGATAATACCCTCTCTGCTTGATGTCTCACGGTGCTCTTCTTGCTTGGCTTTTGCGGCCTCTTCTATCGCTCCTGACAGATACAGCGGTTCTCCCGCCTGCCACCGCACAAGAGCCTCAGCCCATATCTGATCGCGTTCGTTGTCAAGGTCCTTCCAGACGCTCTTTCGGTGCTGCTGTTCGCCCGTGTCTATCGGCCAGAAACGGCGGTTGCCGGTGGTGTCCTGCAGGAAGTCGGAGTTATTCGTCGTGCCGAAGAATATACAACTGCGCGGCAGTTCTTTGACATTTCTCCCGTATGCCGCTCTGAATCTGTCCGCCCGAAGGCTCAAAAACTGCTTAATGCGGCTGACATCTGTACGGCGGAAAGCATCAAGCTCCGATACCTCCACAAGCCAAACTCCCTGCAACAGCTCCGATGCCTCTTTGCCCTCAAAGGTGCGTATACTGTCGTTGAACCATCCGCGGCTCATTTTGTCGAGCAGCGTACTCTTTCCTATGCCCTGCGGTCCTGTCAGAATCACCATGCTGTCATATTTGCATCCGGGCGTCATTGCACGGGCAACAGCCGCAGTGAACGCCTTGCGGGTTACGGCGCGGTTGTATGCCGTGTCCTTTGCGCCAAGGTAGTCTATGAAGAGACTATCCAAACGAGGGACATTATCCCATTTACCGATCAGACCGCGCAAATAATCCTTTACATCATTGAATGAGTGCGAATTTGAATGGAGCGAAAGCGCACCGTCTATCTTTCCGTTGCCTGTTATCTTGTAGACCTTTTCGAGGTACCAGTACAAGCCGGCATTGTCGTTATCGTCCCACAGCCTGCGCTTGTCACGCTTATCCCAAGGGAGCGCCCCAAGCACCTCTCCGCGCCCGGCAAACTCGTTGAGTGCAAACTTTCCGACAAGCTGAGGGTCGTGTTCGAGCACTATACGCACATTGTCTATCGTGCCCTTTATGGCGCCGGTCTGTACATTCTTCTCAAGTAGTATCATCCAGTCAACAGCGTCCTCTTCTTTGTCCGCTGCGACGCCCTCGAAGTCTTTGACTGCGCTCTCATAGCGCTCACGATCCATAAGTGTCGCAACGGCTTTCAGACCGCAGGCATATTTGCACATCTCGAGATAGGACGGCAGCCTGTTTGTCGGAGTGCCCGGCTGCGCTTCATCATCCAACTCAGCGTACTTGTGCAGGCGGACGAGGTCGAAAGCATTGACAAGGCGACCGCCGCAGGGGTCGGTGGCGTGGTGGCTGTATAAGAACTTGCCATCGTCATACAGCACCGCACCTCCGGTCGTAGAGCCTCCGAGGTATGTATATCGTCCGGGAGCGCTGTCAACAGGCTCATATATTCCGGGGATGAGTTCATCCATCGCCCGTGGGATGTCGTAAACGCGGCAAAAAGCGCCCACAGTGCCGTGTTTATCTTCGGGGTCACCCTGCTTGACTGCTAACTTCGTGAAAGCCTGCTGCCCCGGCAGAGCCGGCCATAGGGACACATCGTGCCAGTCCGAATATTGGGCAAGCACGCCGTCGGCAGACGCAAACGGCTTGTCCCCCACGAGATAGACATATTCGCTGTCCGCGCAGCAGCTCGGCCAATACATCAGCCGGCTCGGCTCAAAAGTCGTGGGATCTGTGAATTCAAGTCCGATAAGCTCCGCCATCTTGCGAGCTATCGGCTCATATTCATCCGCAGTCACTGTGCGGTCTAAAGGCAACAGCACTCTGAGTCTCGGTGCCGCCGGCTGATGCTTGCGCGTACTGTACACGCAATAGCCGCAGCCGAGTGCATCCACACGACGCAGCACGTCATCCTTATGCCCCGCGGGTATGCTGTCGAGGTCAAGCGTGACAACATCCCTGCCTTGAACATTATTTGCTTTGCGGCGGTTGCCGAGCAGCGTACCGCCGACAAATCCGCCGACATCTTTCAGATCATCCTGCTGCGCCTTCTTGAGGTTCATATACTCTGCGAGACTCTCTGTGCCTCGCGCCGGCACTTTTAGCTTCTCCCACAGCTCCGATACAAGCAGGGTCTGCGGATTCCACACGATGGCGCGCCTGCTTGCACCGTAAGATATGGTTATTTTTCGGTCGTGTTGCATATCGTCTTCTCCTCGACCATTAATCTTTTTTGAAGAATCCCCCGACCCAGCCGTCAGCGTTGAGCGGTAAGCCCGGTGCCCACGGTATCGGTCGGCTCATTATATTTACGACATCGTCAAGCGTTGCAGTGTCCGCACGGCAGTCTATAACAACCTCGTCGTGGATGTGAAATACGACCGGCAAGCCCTCTTTCTCAAGGTTTTCAATAGCCTGCGCCAGGCAATCGCGCGCAACAGCTTGAACGCAATTCTCAACAAGCTTCCCGCCGTAGGTCTCAATGCGTTTCCACTTCTTTGTGGTCTGATCCATGCCCATATATGAAATGGACGGTCCGCCCCACTTGTTTTCTCCAATCTGCGGCGAGTTATAATACAGCTTTCGCCCGCTCGGAAGCAGAACAGTCAGATACTCGACCTCATGCACGGCATCATATTCACAAGACACAAGCAGCCTTCCAACGCCGACGCTGCTTCCGGTACTTATTGCCTCCACTGCGGCGGAATTCATCTTGTACCAAAGGTCGCATATACGCTTGTTTGTGTCGCGCCAGCGCTGCACTATATCGGGCAAATCATCTTCGGGTATGCCCATATCGAGAGCACCCATATTTATCAATGCACCCGCTCCGCCCTGATATCCGAGAGCGAGCTCCGCAACCTTGCCCTTTTGCCGCAGGGCATACTCAGGATTGCCCTTTTTTATTCTTTCGATCGGCACACCGAACATCTGTGAAGCTGACGCTTCATAGATTTTGCCGTGGGTCTTAAAAACATCAAGCCGCCACTGCTCCCCCGCCAGCCACGATATTACGCGCGCCTCTATGGCGGAGAAGTCTGCATCAAAGAGGACATTACCGTCTGATGCAACAAATGCAGTGCGTATCAGCTGCGACAGCGTATCCGGCACACTGCCGTAAACCAGTCTCAAATTGTCAAGTTTGCGCAGCTTTACGAGATTTCTCGCGAGTTCAAGCGGCTGTGTATATGTTCTCGGCAGGTTCTGCACCTGCACCAGGCGTCCTGCCCATCTGCCCGTCCGGTTGGCGCCGTAGAATTGCAGCAGCCCCCGAACGCGCCCATCTGGACATACAGCCTGCTCTATCGCATCATACTTTTTTGTGCTCGTCTTACCGAGCTCCTGCCTTATCTCAAGCATGCGCTGCACCTCCGGGTTATCCGGTGCTTGTGCTATCATCTTTGCAACGGTATCTTTCCGCAAGTCCGTCACCTCTTCTCCGGTCTCCTGCTCAAGCCAGGCAGAGAGCTGCTGCACGCTGTTCGGATTACTCAGACCGGATATTCGAACCGCCTCTTGTGTCAGCCGTTCGCGCACGGTTGCGCCGATTTCAAGCGCGCCGTTCACCATTTCCATGTCCACAGCTACGCCTCGGGCATTGATAAGAAGATCTGTCTCCCACTGCCTCTGCAGCCAGTCCGGCACGGTAATCAGAGAAAGACGCCGTTCAATTTCCATTTCGGTCGTCACATCCTGGGCATTATATTCCTTAAACAGCTCCCAGCGCACCGGGTCATGGCTCGGCAGATTTCTGCGCCTGCCGCCGTTGCTTTTTGTCGGCGTGCAGGGCACGCAAAAATACCGTATCAATGCTTTGCCGGTGCTGAGTTTACGCTTATCCTCCGGCAGACCCAAAGCGCGCCCTGCGGCGTCAAGCCCCGCAGGGTATCCCGCATAAAGCCCGTGAAACATGGTGCAGCGCCACTGTTCCGGAGGCAGCTGCCTCCCCATAAACTTGGAGAGGCAGCCCCATTCAAACGCTGCGTTGTATGCGTGTTTCAGACACTGAGGATCGCACAGCGCATCCAATACCCAATCGGGCAAAAGCTCGCCCTGTGCTATGTCACAGCACACGGACGGAGCGCCGTTGAGAGAATAGGCGAAAAGCAGGATCTCGAAATCCGGGCTCGCTATATATTTTTGAGCACCGGCTTTAGCTATCGGCACACTTGAGAATGTCTCGAGGTCGATACTTAAATGATCCATTTCTTTTTCTATCTCCTTACATAGGCTGTCCGGTTATCGGGTTTATTTTAGGTACAAATGCATTTGTCGCAGGCTGTGCTGCGGCGAAGCTCTGACCGAGGCCCTCAAAGTCCGTGGCCGCCGATGCGCCGCCCCCGAGAGGCTCTCCGTCACGAGTCTTGAGCACATTGCCAAGACCGCATCCGACACCCTTGCTTCCTGCGCTGTCATACGGGAAGAAATTGACCGTTACACGAGCGTACATTCCGCTGTAAATGTCCGACGGCGCAAGCTCGCAGTTGATGTTATCGATGCCGACAACCTGCGGCTTGTTCTTGGTTGATGCCGTGATAACGAAGTGTCCCTTACACTCGTCGCCATAGGGCAGCCCGGATTCGCGCAGCCCGTCGCCGTCGTGGAGCAGCGTCTTAGGCGCGGGATGTGCTCCGCCCCATTTGCTGCTGACGCCGTCATCATACGCCGCCTGCATCGACGCCTGAATATCTGCGATTGTCGCAGTGTCTGTTTTGGGGATCAGCAGAGTCACGCTGTATTTCGGGTCTCCGCCCTGCTTAGCAGCGCGCGCGGTAATGAGGTTGCAGTAAGAGAGTCTGACCTCGCCTGTAAGTACTTTTGTTTTGATGTTCTGATACATGAATATATCCTCCTGTAAATTTAGTCATTGATTTGAAAGCCGTTCTCACGGAACTTTTCATTGAAGATTTCGCACACGGATTCAATCTTTTCGAGCTTAGCCAGGCACTTTTTCACTTGCTCTGCGAGCCGTTTATTCGAAAGTTCCTGTTTTCTGATAGTCTTCTTGTCTGTTGTCACGGTACCATTTTCCCATCCTGGCGCCTGATATAGGTCGGAGTAGTTTTTCTTAGCCGCGGCGGCATCTTTTCGGCAATCTTCGCGGCGCTCACGTAAGTGTTCGTTCATGCGTATTATCGCGCCGGCATTTTCTCGGGACCACTTCTGCGCCAGCGCAAACAGGCTTTTGATTTTTGAGTTCGGTGCATTCTCGAAGAACGCCGGATAAATAACGACGGCACCGTTACTGTGGTGGACAGAGAAGTTCTTCGCATTATCCATTTTCAACACCTGCAAAGTCTGCCGCTGCCGAGCTGTATGGTTCGCGCTTATCCGACTCCGGCGCGAGTGTAGGCTTTCCGAGCGGTTTGACAACAAAACTGCCGAGCTTGTCAGCAAACTCTGCCTTGCCCATGAGCTTCTCGAGCTCGGTAAGCGTCTTCGGCTTGCGGTCATAGACAAGAGACTCGTCATAGCCTGCGGCAATTGCCGCGGCAAGGGCGGCATCCTGATTACTGAATGTTCTGATACTTCTTCCGGCAACGGCTTTCCATCCGGGAATGGACTCACCGCGGATAAGTGCCGAGAGAGCGTAATCTTCGAGATCCTTGTACCATTTCACAAGGTTCGCTCCACGAGCGAGGCAGTCTCCGATTTCTGCGTCCGTCAAAGTGTGTATGTCGTGCTGTTTGAATTCTTCCAGTGCGAGGTTCTGCTCCGCTCTGGCTCGGCACGTCGCACGGGCTCGGCAGAAACGGCACCACTCGCCGGCGCAAAACCTGCCCTCGCCGGAGAACGCCTCCTGCGCTATCGGCTTGATGCTTTCGCCCCATGCGCGCAGTTCCTCCACAGTTATTGTTTCGGTGCTGACCTCTGATTGGATTCTCGGCTGGTCAATGGTCATGCTGACAAACTTGATCATGTCTCCGAACACCGGCGCGTATCGTCTCAGCGCACCGAGCGCATAAAGCCTCATCTGCGGGTTATTTTCTGCCGAGACCGGAACACCCTGACCGTGTTTATAGTCCACAATGCTCAGTGTGTCTCCGCCTATCATGATACAGTCACAGGTGCCGTATCCCTCCGGCACATAGTCGCCAAAGTCAACGCGCACCTCTGCCGCCACATTCGGACGGGTACAGTACTGCATGGCTCTTTCGGACAAATGCTCTATGTACAAATCAGAGGTTTTGTCCATCTCGTCGTTATAGAGCGGCGCTGCCTTGAGTTTGTTGAGCTTTGCCGTAAAAGCCCGCGGCTTAATCTGCATGGTGAAATGCTTAATCACTTTGAGCTCGCATATTGCGTGCGCAAGTCTACCCTCTTCGGCATAGTGCGAGTTTGTTTCGGGGAACTGCGCTTCAAGCCTCGGTGCAGCGGTGCAGTGCAGCCACCGCGCAGCGGATGAAGCTGACAGCAGTGCATGTGTCTCAGGTGGCATATTTCTCAACTCCCTTCATATCTGCGCGCCGAGAGCACGCAACTTGCCGGCCACAGCGCCATATGTCTCGGGCTTAAGGTCCGTGATGGCGTTGACGCCGAAGTCAGCAAGCAGCTGCAGGAGCTCCGGCATCTTACCGGCGTCAACGAGCGTTGTTCCGGCATTCGCGAGCATCTCCACGGTGTACTGCGGCGCAGAGGTCGGTACCGTTGATGTCACGGGGTTAACCGAGGGCGTGACGGTCTGAACGGGCACCTGGTCAGCCGGAAGAGGCGTTACCTGCACTGCCGGTGCCTTGGGCGTCGCTATTACCATTTCCGGGCGCTTGCTGCCTCCGCCAATAGCGGTCGCGAGCTTCTCAAGCACTGCGACGAGTTCCGTTGTCGGGGCGATAGTTACTTTCATTTCTAACATTTTCAAAATCCTCCTTAAGGTTATATGTTGTACAGTCGCATCTCTCTCCGGGGTCAAGATTGGCTCCGCAAAGAGGGCAAGTGTGATAGTAAGGCATATTGACAATCCTCCTCGGGTTGTGCTATTTTAGTAGTGTGTTATTTCGCACAGCCGTCTTCGCTGCCCATTCAGCGTTGGCGGTTTTTATAATATGCGCAGCCGTCTTCCGTCGGCGGCGATTCGCGAAAGATGCCGGTCTCGTGGGTGTACATACATGCCGTGCCGTCCCAGTCGCCGCACGGAGCCGTCATGCGTCTGCGCCAGTCACAGCTGTTGCAGACCGCCATTTTGCGCCACGGGTCTCGTCCGCGCTTCGGTGCCGGTGCCGGTGCTGACACGATTACTTGCTGCCGCCGCTGGTCGGTCAAGCCGGCGAGATAATCAATTGACACATCAAAATACTGTGCTATGTTAACTGCCATCGGCAGCGACGGACAGCTCTTGCCGTGCATATACGCCGATACCATGTTAGGCGCGGTGCCGAGTGCCGCGGCAAGGTCTTTCTGCGTGACTTTCGGCACGCTTTCGCGCATCAGGTCTTTTAGCCTGGCAGCAAGGATCTGCACATCGAACGGGCTTTTAGTCGTCTGATTTCCCATTGCGTTTTGTCTCCTTTCTGTTTAAAATTTTTGCTTTGAGCCTGTCCTCGAAGGCGATAAGCTTGTCCTCACGGCAAAAGCCATAGATGATAAGTACGACGGCGACAATTTCAAAGACTGTTTGAATTGCAAATTTTAAAGCCATTGTTAAACCCCTCTTTCTTTCAATTCACCGCCCAGTCATCAATCCGATATCCCCGCGCTTGAACTGTTCGAGCTTGTCAAGGCGGATGTAGTACGACCAGCCTCCGCTTGAGTGCTGAAGCGCGATACAGAAGGTGCATTTCCCCTCCCTCGCGAGCAGACGGATCTGATGCGGCGGTATGTAGATAACCTCTCTCAGGTACATTGATGCCTCGTCGACTGACATAAGTGCCATTTTTTTACGCATGGTTTTTGTCTCCTTTCACGAGAGCGCTTTCAAGAAGCGTTCTTTTCCTTTTACGGTGATAAGCATCTGAACACCTGTCCAGTCGGTCTTATCGTTGTATGTCTCCTTGACGGTGAACAGCCCGGAATCGACATGCTCCGCATAGGGCATCAGCCTGCCGCGCTTGTCGCGGTAAATGTACTTGTGGTCTATAAGCCACTTTACAAAGTCATTCTGTTTCAGCCCGAGAAGCTTCGCCGTCTCTCTGATTCCAGTAAGACTCTCACGGTCGCACAGACCGTCAAAATATTCCGCTTTTGGCTGCATAATGGCGTTCTGAACCGAGAGGTTAGCGTTTATAGTTTTGAATCTCTCAAGCCTTTCCTCAGCCATTCTGAGGGCTCTCGACATCACCGCCTCGGGTGAGTTCCACTCTCTTTCGAGCTGCAAGAAATACTGTCTCGCCTGCTTGCCCTTTTCGTTGCGCTGAAGCATACAGATCTCTTTCGCCATATCGATGGTAAGTTGTGCATCGTCTACAGTTCTTGATACAGCTCTCGAACCTTCGATCTGAACCCGCTCATTTTTGAGCAGGTTGAAATCCTCACCAGCCGCAAAGCCGTATTCGCACATTCTCGGGAACCAATCTTTGTAGGCAGTTTTGACTTCCAAGAATTCGTGCAGGTCTCTCGCTAAGACCGTCGGTCTGTCGCTTTCATAGTTGATTTTGATTAACTCGTTCATTTATAAAGCTCCTTTATATTGACTTTTAGTCTTGAAATTTATATACTAAAAACAAAAAATGTTGAGGTGTGTCATGCAAGTTTCTAAAACAACGAATGTTACTCTCCCGGCATCTGCTTCCTGGAGAATCGAAAAATTTTCATTGCTTGAGCTTTTTAAGACTATTGAAAATGAGTACACCGCACTGATTCCGGCATCGGAGAATTATCGAACTACCGTAGTTGTCTGTCGTGACATAAGCGATGAGACAAGGTACACTTTAGAGGAATTTAAGAAATACTTTTCAGGCAGTGCGCCTTTTAAGTCTATAACTCTCCTGTGTACCAACGCACTCGAAGAGTCCGCGTACCTTTATCTTGATACCAAAAGCATTCTGTATAAGACTCCATATCAGTGCTACATTTCAATTTCTTCCTCAAGTCTCACAGAAGCAGAAGCAGAAGATTTTTTAAAGAAGATGACAGCTCTTGCTATTTCGTTTTTATCGGAAACAAATGCAGCGCAGAACATCGAAGATTCCCGCATCCAACAGGCACCTGCTTCAAAGACTCAAGAGGAATCATGCAGTGGTGATGATGACAACGCAAACCACGATCACCCAAACAGCAAGCGCCACAAGAAAAGGGCTGCATTCTGGGATTTCGCCAAAAAATTGGGATTGCTTATCACCATTGTGGGTGGCATTATTACCATTCTTTCTTCTTTTGGCTTTCGCAGTTGCACGCAGCACAATGATAATTTGAAAAACCAAACATCCAGTGTTAATAGCGAAACAGATTTTACCTAACACCATATAGTCACACCCCCTCTTTCGACTTCCGGGCGAGTAGTTGCCGCTGCTCGCTCAGAAGCTTTTTTATTTGCTTCTCAAACTTTGTCATGGTCATCTCCTTTCTTCGGTTAGCTGTAACTTGCGTTTTCACAAGTCGATGAGTAAAAAAAATAAAAGGAGACTCTTTCGACCGGCTCGCCTATAATCTCAAGTATTTTGAACATTTCGCTTTGCGTGAACTCCCTTGCACCGCAGAGCTTGCGGTTAATCGTCGCTTCGCTTTTTCCGACGCTTTTTGCAAGGCTTTTTTGGGTTATGCCTCTTTGCCTCATTGCGCCGAGCAAATTTGAGTAATCATACATTATCGCTTTCACCTCCTTTTGGTTTGATTATATCACTTGCGTTTTCACAAGTCAATACTTTTTCACAAGTTTTCAAAAGTTTTTTTCATTTTTACTTGCGTTTTCGTTGGCTTTGTGATATTGTATAGGCGAGGTGATCAATATGCCAAGCTTTGCAGAAAGATTAAATGAAGCCTTAGAACGCAGAAATATGACCGCAGCGGAACTTGCGAGAGCGTTGAATGTCGCTGACGCTACAATAAGCAATTATAAAAAAGGAATCTATGCACCAAAACAAAGAAGAACTGAAGAAATATCAAAAATTTTAAATGTATCTATTCCGTGGTTAATGGGTGCAGATGTTCCCATGAAGCCGCTAAACCTCGTTTCTCCGAATGTGACCGAAGATGTTGTTACGTTCCCGGTAATAGGCAATATTGCCGCCGGATATGAAGAAATTGCAGTCGAGGATTGGAGCGGCGAAACCATAGATGTCCCGCGCTCTTTTCTCAAGGGACGAAGCAAATCCGACTTTTTTGTTCTAAAGGTACACGGGGATTCAATGTACCCGACATACCACACTGACGATAAAGTCCTCATTCTTCGGCAAACCTTTATTGAGCGCAGCGGAGATGTTGGTGCCGTTATTTACGACGGCGAATGTGCGACCCTTAAGAGAATCGATATCTTTGACGACATGGTTAGGCTCAGCCCCCTCAATCCGTCATATCCGCCCAAAGAGTTAACCGGCACGGATCTCGAGCACTATCGCATCCTGGGCATACCGTATCTTCTTGTAAGGGAGATAATTAAAAACTAATAGTAAAGGTGGTTTAAGGTTTGAAAGAGAAAGGTTTACAGATAGGTTTGTACATAGTTTCTGCGATGTCGATTCTAACGGGATTCGTTACACTGCCTTCCGGCGGTATAGTCGCTGTTGTATCCGGTATAGGCGGTATCATCCTTACCGTGCTGTTGTCTAAGCGAACAAAGGAACTTAACAAAACTATTAATGACAAAGACTATGAAATCCAGTGTTTAAATAACAGTGTAGTAAATAATACCAGTGAACTTGTCGCACTCAAAAGGCATCAGGAAGAGCTCGGATTTACCACCTACGATGAGACAAAAGCCGCTGCGGATACACTGCAAAAGTTAATCGAGAGTTATAACCAGACCATTGAGAAACTCCGGGACTCTATACTCGAACAAACAGAGCTTAGTGAGAAAGCCGAGAAGCGTTTAAAAACAGCGCAGAATAAGCTCAACCGAATCAGTGAACTTTACAGAAGCATCAGTTATACCGTCAGGGAATTCGGCAACGGCTCGGATGTTGAGCCTCTCGCGTCTGATCTGCTCGAACTCGATGACTTGCTTCCGACCGTCACCCTCAAGCTGCACTGCTTTGATGTCAAGGATCTCCGCAAGGCTTTCCGAGCAAATGATAAGCAGATTGAACAGGTCATGCAGGCATATGCGGCGAGATACACCACAAAGACCAATCAAACTATATACAGACTTATGGTCATAGCCCTTCGCGCCGAGCTTCAAAATATCCTTTTAAGCTTAAAGTACGAAAAGCTCGATCAGGGTATCGAAGATGTAAAAAAAGTAACCGCTAAATACCTCGCCATTGCCGAAGAAGGCAATCAGAATATTGCCGGTACACTCAAGAAGTTCGTCGGCGAAATAGAATACCTATTTATCAATGCCGTAAAGATAGAGTACAACTACTATGTCAAAAAAGAACAGGCTCGCCAAGAACAACTCGCAATCAGAGAGCAAATGCGTCAGGAAGCCGAAGATCGTAAAGCTCTCGCCGAAGAAAAGAAAAAGATTGAAGCAGAAGAAACAAAATATAACAACGAAATCCAGTCGCTCAAGGATAAGCTCGCCGCAGCCAACAGTGAAGAGGTTAATCTGCTTCAGGCGCGAATCCTCGAACTCGAGTCTCAGCTTTCGGATGTTGCTGTAAAAAAAGACAGTATCATTAAGCTTCAGAACGGCACCGCCGGAAACATCTATATTATCAGTAATCTCGGTTCGTTTGGTGATAATGTATTCAAAATTGGTATGACTCGCCGACTTTATCCGCAGGATCGTGTTGACGAACTTGGCAGTGCAAGCGTACCGTTTAAATTTGATGTTCACAGCTTTATTTTCTCTGATAACGCCGTGGCTCTCGAAAACGCCTTACATTCTCGCCTTGACGCACAGAGAGTTAACAAGGTCAACCGTAGAAAAGAGTTTTTCTATTCATCCGCGGACGAGCTCGAAGCCATAGTCAATGAGATAGATCCGACAGCGGAATTTAACAAGACCATGATGGCAACGGAATTCCGTCAGTCTCAGTCCTCCGATGAGACATACACCGATGATTATCGCAGTGATGTTGACTTTGAAGATGACGACGATTGAATAAAAAAGAACCCCCGGTGTTCCAGCACCGAGGGCTCAGGCATCAACACACACCATGCGTATAGAGTGGATTGATATAATTATTATATCACCCGCTCTGAGGAAACACAAGTAAAGGAGCGGATTTTTTAATGGCAAAGCGTGAAAACGGTGAAGGCAGCGTATATAAACGCAAGGATATCAAGCGGCGTCCCTGGGTCGTCGCGTTGCCGGCAAGTTATAGCCTGGACGAGCAAGGCAAGATGATTAAAAAGCAGGAAATCCTCGGGCACTACGCATCGAGCAAAGAGGCAAAGGCTGCTCTGGCGCAATACATCGAACACCCGGTCACAGAGATAAACATGACCGTTGATGATTTGCATACGATATGGCTATCACGCCCGGAGTATAAAAACATATCCAAACAGTCTCGGGATTGCTACAACGCCGCCTGGAAAAAGATTCCCGAAGATGTAAAGGCTATCAAAATGCGTGAACTAAGAACAGAGGATATGCAGAGCTGCATTGACGCACACCTTGAGCAAAGCGGCACGTCTTTGTCGTACATTAAAAGTTCCTTTTCTCGGCTCTACGCGCTCGCATTGGAGCGTGATATCTGCCATAAAGACTATTCCAAATTTGTAAAATTGCCGAAGAAAAAGAAAAACGAGATACACCCGTTTAACGCAGAAGAAGTCGAGAAGATAAAGAAGGCTGCGGAAAACCGTGTCCCGTATGCGGATGTTATACTCATACTGATCTACACCGGTTTCCGCATCTCCGAACTGCTCGCCTTAACTCCGGATGACTACATCATCGACGAGCAAATACTTATTGGCGGTCTGAAGACCGAAGCCGGAGAAAACCGCCATGTCCCCGTATTGCCGATCATAAAGTCTTATATTGAGAGAAGATTAAATGTTGGAGGACAAAAGCTCATATGTAAGGATGACGGCACCGGTTATAGTTCGTGCTATATGCGCAAAAAGTATTATGATGCGCTTGACGCCATCGGAGTACGACGGCTATCGCCGCACAGTTGCCGCAAGACTTGCGCCACGATGATGGTCGAAAACGGCGTAACACCCGAAGCCACACAGATGATTTTAGGCCATGAGGAATACAGCACAACGCTGAAATATTATGCCCTTGTATCGGACGAAACGCTGCAAAAAGAGATGTCAAAAATATCTTAA